TATTTTGTATAGTATTATTTTTATATTTACATGTTTTTTTTCATATGAAAACAAGCGATGATTTAGAAATATATGAAATAGAACAACCTTCAAAAAATAAATTAGAAGAAATATGTGATTTAAGACAACCTGTTATTTTTGATTTTAATAATGAAAGATTAAATGAAATGTGTAATATTCAATATATAAATGATAATTATGGAGCATTTGATGTTAAAGTTAGAAATTTAAAAAATGTAGATGATGAAAGTGAATTATATATACCAGTAACATTAAAAGCAGTTTTAGAACTTTTTAAAAATGATGAAGAGAAAAAGTATTTAACAGAAAAAAATCACGAATTTTTAGATGAAACTGGATTAATTAAATGTTATCGTTATAATGATATATTTTTAAGACCATATATGGTATCATCATGTGAATATGATATTATGATGGCATCATCGCAAACAACCACACCATTTAAATATGATATAAATTATAGAAATTATTATATGGTTACACAAGGTAAGGTAAAAGTAAAATTAGCTCCTCCAAAGAGTAAAAAATATTTATATCAAATTAATGATTATGAAAATTTCGAATTTAAATCTCCGATTAATCCATGGAATGTTCAGCAGGAGTATAAACTTGACTTTGATAAAATAAAATGTTTAGAATTAGAATTAACGCCAGGTAAAATGTTATTTATACCTGCTTTTTGGTGGTATAGTTTTGAATTCAACGGAGATACATCATTATGTAGTTTTAAATATAAAACATACATGAATACAGTTTCAAATATTCCACATTATATAATGAAATTTTTACAATCTCAAAATGTCAAACGAAATATTGTTAAAAAGGTAGAAAATGTAGATACTGAACCATCTGTGTCTGTATCATCTAAATCCTAAATTTGTAAGAAAATTTGTTTTATAACGAACTATTAGCAAAATAATAAAAAATACAAGATATGACCCGCCAATAATGTATGATATATTTATTCTATTTACTTTACTTTTTTCAAGTTTAAATAATTCTAAAAATGGGTCAGCGGCGTTGAAATCGTCATTACATATTCTATTTTCTAACATACTTAAAAAACAACCATTAAAAGGAATCCAAGACATATAGGAAAATAATAATAATATAATTACTATTCCAAGTATAATATCATTTGCGAATAGGATACATCCAATACAAAAAAAAGGAAAATTATAATGGAATGATCTTAATAAAATGCCAAGGGTTTTGCGAGAAAAAATACATTTATCACATAAGCTTTCAAGATAATCTATTTTTTTATTCGATAAATGTAATAATAATAACATGTTTGTTTATTTATTTTAACTATAAATAATATTAAAAATTGAAAATAATTAATTGTTTGTATAAGAAATAAACAATTAACTACAAGAGGAATATAAGCACAATCAAAAATGCTGCGGAAAGTTCATATACCTGAGAGAAATTATACAAATTGGACATGGTTTGATGGGTTTACTTTAGAAATGGTTGAATGTGATTTAAATCCACTTGATTATAAATTATTTTCAGATGATATTATTGAAATTGATGATGGAAATATAAAATTAATTCATTCGAGTTTAAGGCAAATGAACAATATACCTGGAATTTTATATATGACTGGAAAAACATACGGAAGAGATAATAATAAAAAAATATATCAATGTATTCCAGATGATAAACGTATTCCTATATTTCTTATCCCATATGAAGATAAAAAAAACAAATTTGAAAAATACATGGTGAATTATTATGTTACATTTTCATTTGTAAATTGGAATGATAAACATCCGATTGGTAGATTGACAAATAATATAGGTTCAGTTGAAATTTTAAATCATTTTTATGAATATCAGTTATATTGTAAAAGTTTAAATGCCACAATACAGGATTTTACTAAGAAAACGATTGATGCTCTCAAACAAAGAACAGAAGAAGAATATATCGAATTAATTTTAACAACAAATCAAACGATTCAAGATAGAACAAGTGAATATATAATTTCAATTGACCCTCCCAAAAGTCTTGATATAGATGATGCGTTTGAAATTAAAAGATTAAACCAAAATCAATATATATTAAGTATTTACATAGCAAATGTTGCCATTTGGATAGATACATTGGGTTTATGGAATTCTTTCTCAGAGAGAATTTCTACAATTTATTTACCAGATAGAAAAAGACCAATGTTACCTAATATATTATCAGATTGTTTATGTAGTTTGAAAGAAAATTCAAAACGGTTTGCGTATTATCTTGATATAACAGTTTGTATTGATGAAAATACAGGCGAATATAGTATTTCAGATAACATTTCATTTGGAGTGGCAATGATAAAAGTATTTAAAAATTATCGTTATGAAGAAGAATCATTATTAAAAGATGAAAAATATATTATGAGTTTGAATGTAATACAAAAATTATGTAAAAGTGTAAAAATTATATCAAGTGTTAAAGATAGTCATGACCTTGTAAATTATTTAATGGTATTAGTTAACTCAACATGCGCTCAGAAATTAATGGAATTCAAGGATGGAATATATCGTTCTGTTACACTTAATAATACGAGAGAAATTCCTGACAATATACCAGAAGATGTAAATAAATTTTTGAGATTATGGAATTGTTCGTCTGGACAATATTCAATCTTTTCGCAACAGCAAGGGCATATTCTTGTACGCGAAGGAGTTGATAGTTATATTCATATCTCGTCGCCTATTAGAAGATTGGTAGATTTATTAAATAGTATTAAATTTCAAAAATTAATGGGTATTTGTAATTTTAGTCAACACGCAGACGAATTTTATGAAAAATGGGTGAATCGTCTTGATTATATAAACACAACAATGAGAGCAATTCGAAAGGTTCAAAATGATTGTAGTATATTGAATATTGTAAATAACGACCCTCAAATTTTAACAAATACATATGAAGGTTATGTATTTGATAAAATTAAAAGAAATGATGGATTATTTCAATATATAGTTTATTTACATAGATTAAAAATATTATCTAGAATTACTGCTCGAAATGATTTGGAGAATTATGTTTGTGTAAATTTTAAAATATTTGTATTTAACGATGAAGTAAGCCTTAAAAAGAAAATCAGATTACAGATTATGTAATATTTAATTCAGTATTCGTATTCAATAATAAGCTGTGTTCTTCTTTCTGTGTACGTAAATAATATGTTGTTGTTAACATGGAGACGATTAAATCCGCGATGATTTCTATAATAACCATATCAATTTGAGATAATAATATATTTATATAGATAAACCAATCAAACCAAGCATATATTGTTGTTACACATGTAATTTCATACGCAAATGTTCTAATTTCAATTGATTTTTCTTTTGTTTCATCTTGAATATGATTGATCATCCATGAATGTAGTATTGAATTATATAATGTCCTGAATATACTATTTATAAAACAATATGTAATAACCAATATATATTTATATTGAGTATCTATTATGAATCCTAATATATTTAGATTTTTATTCGGACCAAAATTATAAATCTTCTTTTGTTCTGAATCGGCATATTTTGATATATTTATAATTGTTAGGGTGATAGATATCATCCATAATGAGATGAGTTTACTTATTATTTTTTGTAATCGATAATTGTTATTTGTCATTATTGAAAATGGTAAAAAGTATTAAATGATTTAACTAATATTTACATATGTCATTATTATTTTAAGTATCTATTTTTTAATAAAATTGAATCGTAAAATACTAAAATAATATATCTTCATAATAAAGAATGATTGTATTTGTCTTGGAACTAACAAACGGAAAGTATTTTATTGGCCATACTTATAAAAGTGAATTTATTATGAATGAATTTCAGAGTGATAAACTTTATTGGACTCGCAAATATAAACCAATTGATATTATTGAACAAGCAAAACACGCTTCACTTGAGTCCTACATAGAGATTATTAATAATTATATGGAAATTTATGGGGTAAAAAATGTTTATTCTTCTATTGAATTAAATATCGATTATTGTAATGAATTTGTTATTTTTGACGACCCTTCTATTGATTATGAAAACATTGAAGATGAGAGAAAATCAGAAATAATTCGTTATATCAAACGCCAACATGATTGTTCGTGTGTATTGTGTGGAAAAGTAGACCATATTGTATCTGAATGTAATATATATGCCGCCGATGCCAATACTAAAAACGAGGAAGATTCAAAAGAGGAAGAACAACAAGAATATGGTTATGTTAGTATCGAATTAGATGAAAATAAAACAAATGAAATAATACATGATGATTCGATTGAATATGACATGGATTATATAAATTATATACAGGAATTTAATACAAACGACATTAATAAAATAAAAGAACAAAGGGATTATTTTTACAATTTGTCATATTATTGGTATTATCAAATGTCATATTTATATCAATATTATGAACAATATATTCACTCTTTATATAACAATCAATATAATTATGTACAAATGTAAATTTATATTCATGTATATTATATGAAACAAAGATTTACAAAAAAAAATAAATATAAGCAATATAATCGTAAAACCAAACAAAGGAATATTAAACAAAAACGACACACATTTAGAAAAAGAAATAAAAAACAAAAAATGAAACGGGTTATGAAAGGAGGTAGTAATATGTTCAATTTATCGGTAGATGAGAATAATCGGTTTGTTATTATACCAAGGACTAATGAAAATATAGCAAAGGGTTATTCTGATAAATTCATTTCCCAAAAACGTTTTTTAATTGTTGTAGATAATATGACACATAAACAATATATTATTGATGCTGATACGAATGACTATTTATACTTATTTTTGTTTGAATCCGCGATTCTTCCACCGCCGCCGCCATCGTTTGCCCGTACTCTTCCTCCTCCAGCACCTACCGCCGCGTTTGAAACGGAACAAATTAATAATAAAGTATATGTGTATTATATTGATTATTATAAAAAACAAGTGGAACCATTAAGAACAACAGAATATATAGAAAAACAAATGGAAATAATAAATGATATGGAATTAGACTTAGATGAAAAAATAGAAAGGATAACCGATGATGGATATGATTTTTGTATAAATTTAACAGGTTATGATTATAATGAAGTAAAATATGATTATAATATAAATATAGATGATGCTAATTTAAAATTAAATCAATTAAATCAATATTTACAAACTAAATGTCCATCTTTAGAATTAAAATTAAATTATTTAATTGATCTACCTGGAACTGGTATAGTTAGTACATTTTATATTGCTAATTTATTAACACTATGTTTATATAATCAAGGAAATTGTATATCAAGTATTATGTGTAAATTAACCTATTTTTATGAAGATTTTGAAATTATAGATGAACATGAAAAACCTAATCCAAACGCATTTGAAATATCGAGTGAAACCAATCCATCTATGGAACGTAGAAAATTTAATAAACTATTAAGAGCTGTTCTAATTATAATAAGTAGTGATATTAAAGTAAGCAAAAACATTCAAATGTCATATTCTCCCACGCGATCTTTACCAAAACAAGAATTTCCAATTAAATATATATTATCACAAGCAATTAATCCAATATCGGCTTGGTTATCTATTAATTATTATAATGCTGAAATACTTGAAAGAGGTTTTATAGAATATATTCAGGATAGAGAGAGAGAAAAAAATGAAAAAATAAATATAACATATAATTTGATTAAAGATTATATGAAAGATAAACATGATGTAAATACTAAAATAGATTTAAATAGTGAAAATATAAATAAAGCAATTTCTGAATTTCAATCAATTATTTTAAAACAAGATGGTATAAATTGTCAAGGCATTGAAGATGCTTGGACTAAACGTGAAAGCATTTTACTTAAAAATAGCGAAGATGATTACGATTATATGTAATAATTTATTTTACTAATAAATGTCTTCTGGCATGATTAACGTCATTTTCAATATTTTTCATATGAATTCTTTCCCATCGTCGAGAATCTTGTTCTTCTTTTTGTGATAATATCCATTTATATTGATTGTTATTATCAATCAAATCTGCTATTTTTTTTGCTCGTTCATAATGAAAGTCAGATGTAACAGTGTATATATCTTCAAAATCATAAGAATTATATAATGAATTCGCTATTATAAAATTCTCAGCAGTATTTGTTGAAATGGTATCAATGATATAATTCCAATTGTAAGTATTATTATTTTGTTCCGTCAATAAGTTTTTCATCTTTTCTGCTTCTGTTACATTGTCGATACCTTTATGTTTTATACCACCACTTAAAACCCAGTTAATTTTATAGTCATAAAGTTCATAATATTTAACATTTGAATTATATAAATTTGCGAAATTCAATGCTGTATGTACTCGATCCATAAGAATATGAGTAATATGACATCCTAATAGAATGATAAGAATCGACGACATGATTTTGATTTAATTCATATAATACAAATTAAATCAAATCAATTTTATATCAAATGGTTTTAGTGAATAATGGTTTATAACAAAATGAATTATACATAAAGGGATAAATTTGTGACAATATATTTTAATGTTATCTTAGGTATTTCTCTCATTTTAAATAATAGTTCAATATTACCAAGTTGTTCACATACTTTTTCAAATTCAGATGCGATATTATTAATTTTTAAAATAGCTTTTACAAATTCCCCTAAGAATATACCATGATGTTGTTTTATATTGTTGATAATTTCTATACATTCGTTTTCATTGGTTGATTTTGACCAATCATATACATCCTTTAATAATTGAAAATGTAAATTATAATCTGTTCCGGTATTAATATTAAATTTAACTTCTTCATCATAATATTTATTGTACATTTCTCTCAAATAAATACATGTATCATCTATTTTATCATTAGTCTTTTTATGAATATCAGTATGTCCTTTTACTATAGAAGAGGGGTTATGTATTTTACTATCATCGTTTATAGAAATATTTGTAAAACAACTAAATATTGCGGCAATTTCAGACGCTTCAAAATGTTCAAATCCATTTGTATGGATATATAAATCAGCCAAAGCAAGTGGATGTGATTCTTGAATATTTGATGCGATAATACCTTTAATAAGAATATTCCATTTAGTTTCACTATTTTCACTATTTTCAGAATATTCAATGAATTTATGTTCAATTAAAATATTTACTATTTTTTCTATATTATAATTCATATAACCTAGTGAATTTAATTTATCACATTCCAATTTTTGTATTTGTAATTTAATATGTTTGATGTTCTCATAATTTTCAGTATCTACTTTAATAAATTTATATTCATCTTCTAAAACACTCATTTCTCTCAACATTTTATGTTTAGCTTTATTTGTAAGTTGAGTAACTATAATTTTTTTATCAATATATTGATTTATTATATCAATAGGGGTTCTTAAATATTGTAGGTTTTCGTTTTTAAGAATATATTCATTGTTTAATTTATGAATTTCATTTTCATATTCAATATCAGAATTTTTAATATCAATACTAATTAGACTTTTATTAACAAAATCATTTAATTGTTCAAAACCAGCATTTTGGTTTGTTTCTAGTATATTTAAAATAAGATTATAAGATATTTTAAATTTAGAAGTCAGCATTTGTGGTTGTCCAGTAATCATTTTTTTATATTCACTTGAACTAGGAGAATCAAATAAATTATTACAATGTATTACATGACCAATGGTATCAATGCCTCTTCTACCGGCACGTCCAGCCATTTGTTTATATTCATGTGGGTAAAGAGTCCTTGATGTATTGCCATTAAATTTAGTAAGACCAGTAAATATAACTGTTTTAGTTGGCATATTAATACCAACAGCAAATGTTTCTGTAGCAAATAACAATCTAATATAATTTTTTTCAAATAATAATTCTACCATTTCTCTCAATATAGGCATAATACCGGCATGATGAATCGCAATTCCTTTATTCAAAAGATTAATAATATTATTATATTCAGGTAATTTCATAATATCTTGAGCAGTTTGGTGGTTGAGTTTTTTATAAAGAATTTGTTTACATTCATATTCAATCGGAGGAGGACATTCGTCTTTATCAAATAAATTGAGAGAAATCTCTTGAGCAAATAATTCAACATTTTTTCTTGATAGAACAAATGCGATTGCTGGTAATAATTTCTCTCTATTTAAATGTTCAACAAGTTGGTTTAATACGAATTTTCGATTAACTATAAAATGATTTTTATCAAAATATTGTTTCAGATTAAACATTTTATAATAATTAATTTCATTGAATTTATTTGAAGAAGATGTAATCTCTATTTTTTTATTAATAAATTCAGAAATTTTATGTTCATATTCTGTTTTTTTAGCTTTTTTAATTTGATTTTCATTTAGTGTAAGCCACATATAATGAGTAAGCGGAACAACTCGATGATTTGTAGATGATAAAAAAACTTGTTTTTCTTTATTTTGTTCTTCAATCCATCCTGCGAAAATTTCCGGTTTATCTATAGTAGCAGATAACATTAACATTTGTACATGTTTTGGTAACATAATAATCGATTGTTCCCATACAGAGCCTCTTTCTTGGTCTCCAATATAATGAATTTCATCAAAACATACTAAAGCTAGTTCATTCTCAAAATCCATTTCAAATGATAATTTATTATTTATTTTCTCTCTAGATGTTTCATTTGAATGACTGCTTATTTGTTTATTGAAAAGAGTATTTCTTAATATTTCTGTTGTCATAATCAATACATCTGCTTCTGGATTATCTTTTATATCACCTGTTAAAATACCAAATGATATATTTGGAAATTTTCTTCTGAAATCATATAATTTTTGATTTGAAAGCGCTTTTAAAGGAGAAGCATAAATGATTTTTTTATTGAGTTTTGTAAAATATTGTATCGCAAATTCAGCAGGTAATGTTTTTCCTGAACCAGTATGCGCTGTAATAAGTGAATGATTACCATCTACAATTGCTTTTATTGACCACTTTTGAAAATTACTCAATTCAAAATTAAAATAATCAAAATAGGGTTTGTATAATTCTTCATCTGTGAAGGTATCATTTGGACATATTACAACCATTTGTATGAATTATGTATTATTCTATTCTGTATTTATATCGATTAATATAATTAATAAATATAAGTATTATACTAAGATAATATATGGGAATAAATAATATACAAAAGCGATTTTTATTATTTTTAGGTGGATGTATTCCAGCAAGATTAATTTTAGCATTAACTGCTAAATATGGAAATTCAATTATAAAAACCATATTAGGTATTATCGCATTTTTAATAGGAAGTGGGTTTTTAATTATATATTTTGGTGGTTTAAGAAAAACTGGATTGGAAACAGGAGGAGAGAAAATATGGTGGAATCATTTAAGACCAATACACGCAATATTATATTATTTGTTTTCATATAATATCTTATTTGGCGATAAAATAAATGCCTGGAAAATATTAGTAATAGATGTAATATTAGGATTTTTATCATTTTTATATTTTCATTTGAGTAATAATAATATACCAAAATTATTTGAATAAGTATTTGAATATCTTTATTAACAAAAATTTTTAAATAATGTTTGTTAATAAATTTTTAAATGAAAATCAATCAAAATACAATACAATAAATTATTTACTGTTCAGTACGAGTAGTGTGTCGAACTGCGCGACGAACAGGCGGACGCGAACCCTGCGGATGTTTGCGAACGAGAAGCCATTCATATTCATTATCAGTTGGCTGGGGAGGATGAGGCTGGCCAGGACGACTGCGCTGAGGTACACGCTGATAAGGGCGCTGAGGACGAGATTGAGAATCATACTGTCTAGGCTGACGAGGAGGTCGGACAGCTTGGCTTGATTGCTCACCATCAG